ACGGAAAAACCAACCCGAACTATTCGAAAATCCGCAACGCCGTGAAAACGCCTTTAAATTCCAACTGGATTACAACAATAACAACACGGCGGACGTGTCGTTTGAAATTCAACTTACCGAACGCGTTGTGGCAAAACAAGTGGGCGAAAACGTGCAGATGACTTACGCCACAGAACCAACCGCACCGGAATGGGAAACATTAAACACGTTGAAAGTTTATCTTGAAAAAATAGACGATGAACATTTGATTTTCAAAGGCGGTGAATAATGGCAACGGTGGAAGAAGTCCAAGCGAAACTAACCGCACTGATTAATAATCTCTCACCGCAAGCCCGCCGTCAGTTGGCCAGAAACATTGGGCAAGCTTTACGAAAAAATCAACAAGCCCGCATCGCACGTCAAGAAAACCCAGACGGCACCGCCTTTGAGCCAAGAAAACCAAGAAAAGAATTTGGCAAAAAGAAAGGCAGAATTAAGCGAAAAGCCATGTTTGCGAAGTTGAGAACGGCAAGATATTTCAAAATTCAGAGCAATGCCAATGAAGTGTCGGTCGGGTTTAATGGGTCAAGTTCAATGATTGCAAAAGTGCATCAATACGGCTTAATGAGTAGCCCATCAAAAACAAAAGATTTCAAAGTGCGATACGCACAGCGTGAATTGTTAGGCTTTAGCCAAAGCGATTTAGATGTGATTGAAGATTTAGTTTTAGCGCAATTATCTATGTAACTAAATATTTGTTTTGGTATTGTTTGCAGCCAAAACAATTAGCCCGAAAATAAGGGTAAACAATATAGATAAAATAACGCTATCAGTGATAAGCCAAAGAACAAAAATCAACGAGATAATAGGAACAAATGCCACGGTTGCCATACTAAACACAGCAGAAATAGCAGCAAAAGTTAGACTGCCAGTAAAAAACAAACCTAATCCAATGAATAACGGAATGCCAATTAATGCAAGTATAAGCGACATATATTCTCCTGTTCGTTTGTTTTGTTTAATTATTAAACATAGAAAAATAATTTGTCAATAAAAATAGTGAGTTTTTATGAATAATTTACAATTATCCGTTTTGTTAAATGCCATTGATAAAATGTCAGCACCAGTTCGGAACGCCTCCAAAAGTGTTCGGGAATTGTCTGCGAAGTTGCGTGAAAACAAAAATGCACAACGACAACTAGCACAACAAAACAAACAGCATGCAGAAGCCATGAAACAATATGCTTCAACGATCAACCCGTTGAAAGCAAAATTATCATCTTTAAATAACGAACTGTCTGCGGCAAAACAAAAAGCGGCGTCTTATTCTCAATATTTAAAAAATGCCAAAAATCCAACTGAAGGATTTAAAAAAGAAGTTGAAAAAGCTAGAAGTGCAGTAAAAAAACTCAAACAAGAACAAGTTGCCGCGTCAAATAAATTACAACAGGCAAAACTAGCCTTATCGCAAGCTGGTATTTCAGCTGAAAAATTAGCTCAAAATCAGCGAAACTTACAAAGAAATACAAAAGCGGCAACAGATCAAATCAAACACCAAGAAGAAGCGTTGAAAAAACTGAACGCCAAACAAGCTGCCTATAATCGCTATCGCGGACAAGTTGAAAAATTAAAAGATATCAGTGGTAAAGCACAAATTATTGGTGCGCAATCCATGGCGGCAGGTGCGACAATTACTGCGCCGATCGCCAACGTCACAAAAGATTTTATGACTTTTGAAGATGCCATGATCGGTGTCGCTCGTCAGGTCGATGGATTAAAAGATAAATCAGGGAACTTTACGCAAGAATTTGACCAATGGAAAATCAAAATTCATGACCTATCAAAAGAATTGCCGCTCACAACCGTGCAAATTGCCAACATGATTGAAAGTGCAGCACGAATGGACATTGCAAAAGATGAACTTGAAGATTTTGTAAGATTGAATACACAAATGGCAATCGCATTTGATGCCCAAAATCCCGATGAATTGGTTGAGTCATTTGGAAAAGTGAGCAAAAACTTCAACCTAACGCAAAAACAAACAAAAGAGCTTGCTGACACAATCAACTACTTAGATGATAACGCCATATCTAAAGGGACAGGTATCATCGGCTATATGAACCGTGTTGCAGGTATCGCTGCCATAGCTAAAATTACCGATAAAAATATGGCGGCCTTGGGCTCTACCTTGCAGACATTAGGGGCGGAAGAAGAAGATAGTGCCACCGCTGTTACAACTATTTTTACTCGATTAGGTGTGGCCGGAAATCACGAAGAAGTTGATGGTGCATTGAAAAAACTCAAATTAAATCCACAAAAAATAGCAAAAGGAATGGCAAAAGATGCACAAAGCACATTAATGCTTATCGTCAATAAAATTAAGGGATTGGACGATGATGCAAAAAGCGATGTAATGAAAGGTCTTGTCGGCATCCCACATATTAAAACTATCTCAAAACTTGTGGCAAATACAGAAGAATGGCGAAGACAAATTGAACTGGCAAACAGCGAAGCGGCAAAAGGATCAATGGGCCGTGAATTTGACACAAGAATGAAGGCTTTGTCTGCATCAACTCAAATTTTCACAAACCGCTTATTTAACTTGAAAACGGCAATTGGCGGCACACTCGCCCCAACTTTACACAATATCTTAGATAAGTTGGGCGGTGTAGTTGATAAATTTAAGGCTTGGATTGAAACAAATCCAGAACTTGCTAGAAAAATTTTACTTGTCGCATCAGCATTAGGGACAACACTTACTGCATTTGGTGCGCTAAGTCTTGCATTAAGCTTTGTTTTATATCCTATGGCACGGGTTGCACTTGGATTCGGGAAACTCACTGGGCTAAATACACTGCTTGCAAAAAGCTTTAATTACACGACAAAAGCAGCAATCGCATCTAATAAAAATTTACTCTCATTCCGTGGGTGGTCAAATATTTTTTCATCAGCACAAACAACCCTAACAGGTCTTCTAGGAAAAATCACTAAACTAAATACACTAAAAGTATTATTAGGTGCATTGAAAGCATGGACAATGCCTGTGAGAATGATTTTTATCGGATTAAGTTCATCCATCTCATTTTTGCTTTCCCCTATTGGTGTAGTTGTTGCTGCGGTAGTTGGCGCAGGAATTTATATTTACAAAAACTGGGAAAAAGTAAAATCTTTTTTCAGCGGGTTCTTAAATGGATTGCAATCAGGATTACAGCCTGTCATCGACAAATTCAAACCATTTGTCGGATGGATTGAAAGTGTATTTAACTGGTTTACAAATCTTCTTTCGCCAATCCAAAGCACAAAAGAAGATTTAGATGCCGCCGCAAGCGCAGGTAAACAATTTGGTGAATGGGTCGCTTTTGGCATTGATTTAGCATTAAAACCACTCCAACTATTAATTGATGGCGTGAAGTGGTTGATTGATAATCTACCTAAAATCAACGAGCAAAATCAAAAAGCCAAAGCATTAAAAGAAGAAACCATGAAAGCCGCATTTGGAAATGGCGTGCTTGGTCAAACCATGGCCGCAATGGCAGATATTCCAGAATACGCAACAGGCGGTTACACAGGAAATGGCGGGAAATATCAACCAATGGGCATTGTTCATGGCGGTGAATATGTCATGACCAAAGAAGCCACAAGTCGCCTTGGCGTCGCAACACTTAATGCTTTAAATTACGGGAAACAAGCCTTAATTGCGGGCGGTTTAGGTATCGGACTTGCCACAGCCGCACCAATTCAGATGGATAACAGACCACCAATTTCCACACGTCCAAGCATCAGCCAAACCATGCAACCAATGGCGGTCAATATCACCATTAATGCACAAGCAGGGCAAAATGAACGACAAATCGCCCAACTTGTTGCCGCCGAGCTTGAACGAATCAACCGACAACAACAAGCAAGGGCAAGAAGTCGAATGACAGATCGGGCATAAAAAATAAAAGGGCGAAAGCCCTTTTTTGTTACCAACTTTTTCACACTTTCACACACTCGCAAAATTAAACAAACTCACCAAAAATAGGGGCAATTATTACAAGTAGAAATCCGCCCATGTCAGCCGATAACAACCGCAGAATTGAAAGCATCATCCGCTTTGGCTTAATTGCCGAAGTCGATCATGCACAAGCAAAAGCACGGGTAAAGTGCGGTGAAATATTAACGGATTTCATCCCCTTCACCACATTGCGATCAGGCACGACAAAAACATGGTCGCCGCCAACACAAGGCGAACAATGTGTCATCTTGGCTGCAAGTGGTGAACTAACAACAGCGTGCATCATCACAGGGCTTTACACTCAAAACAGTCCAAGCCATTCAGCCGATGAACACGTGATCGAATTTGCAGATGGCGCAAAAATCACCTACAACCAAGCCAACGGCGATTTGGTTGTGACAGGAATAAAAACTGCCAACATCAAAGCCGCGAATCAAATCAATATTGACTGCCCCACTGTCAACATTAAAGGCAATGTAAATATTGATGGAGAAGTGACATCAACAGGCGACATGATAGCGGGCGGAATCAGTCAGATGACACATAAACACAAAGATGTGTCGAAAGGTAAAGATAAAACTGGAGAGCCTGAATAATGAATCGATTTACAGGCGAGAAAATCACAAGCGAAACGGAACACATCAAACAGTCAATCGCAGACATTTTATTGACGCCAATCGGTTCACGTTTACAACGCCGAGAGTATGGCAGTCGTATTCCGGAACTCATTGACAGACCAATGAACCACGCTTTGTTGCTCCAACTTGCCGCGAGTGCGGTGATGGCATTGCACAAATGGGAACACCGTGTGACGATTAGCCAATTTAAACCACAACTTACAGAAAACGGCATCACTTGCTCAATCGTGGGCAGAACAAGAAATCAAAACAACGTCATCAATTATGATGATGTATGGCTAGGCGGTAAGAATGAGCGAATTAGTTGATTTAAAAAAACTACCCGCACCCAAAGTTGTGCAAGAATTCAGTTATGAAACCTTACTTACGCAGAGAAAAGAAAAGTTTCTGTCATTACAAGAAAGTGATGAGATGCGACAACATTGGCAAGCTCGCTTACAGTTGGAGAGCGAGCCAGTAGTTAAATTGCTAGAAGAAAATGCTTATCTAGAACTCTTGCTAAGAACAAATATTAATGAATCTGCCAAAGCCGTAATGCTTGCCTATGCGACAGGCTCAGATTTAGATCAATTAGGGGCATTATTTGGCGTCACTCGATTAATTATTCAAGCCGAAGATTTAAAAAGCAATCCACCTACCCAAGCAAAATATGAAGATGACGAACGCTTTCGAACACGCATTCAAATGTCATTAGAAGGATTAACCACAGCCGGCAGTCGTGCAAGCTATGAATTCCATGCACTTTCCACATCGGCAAAAATAAAAGACGTTGATGTAACAAGCCCAACCGCTGGCACGGTGAAGGTTGCTATCTTGTCAACAGAAGGACAAGGAACAGCAGATGGAGATTTAATTAAAGCGGTAAAAGAACAGTTGAATGCCGAGCATATCCGCCCATTAACCGATACAGTATTAGTCGAAAGTGCAGTAATTTTAACTTATGAAATTCAAGCAACCATTACACTTTATCCATCAGTACTAGAAAGCGTTGTAATGGGAAATGTCAACCAAACCATTGCAAGTTATGTAAATAAGCAACACTCACTTGGCATTGATATTACTCGCTCAGGCATCTATGCCGCACTACATCAAGAAGGTGTACAGAACGTTAAACTAACTAAACCGATGGATGATTTAATCGTACAGCCACACCAAGCGGCGTATTGCACACAAATTCAAGTTAGTTTAGGCGGTAGAGATGAATAGTTATCTATTGCCGACAGGGTCAAGTAAGCTAGAAAAGCAATTATCTAATACGTTTTCTACCATTTCTGAAATTCCTGTACCAATTCGCCTTTTATGGAGTGCTGAACATTGCCCCGTGAATTTATTGCCGTGGCTTGCTTGGTCACTCTCGATTGATGAATGGGACGGCGACTGGAGTGAAGAGAATAAACGGAAAGCCATTTTAAATAGCATTCACGTTCATAAACATAAAGGAACAATTTCAGCCATTCGCCGAGTGATGAAGTCAGTGGGTTATGGCGAAGTGGATATTATCGAAAATCAATCACTTAAAACATGGAATGGTGAACTAAGTTTTGATGGGTCAGACACCTTTGAGCATGAAGGAATGCACTGGGCAGAATACAAAATTGTGTTACATCAGCCAATTACCATTGAAGAATCAAAACAAGTGCGGCGGATTTTAAATGAAAATGCCCCTGCACGTTGTCATTTGGTTGCGTTTAATTTTACAAGGGCCGGTCATCGTTGGGATGGCGAAATCAATTTCGACGGAAACTTTACTTTTGGAGAAGTATAAATGGGGAAAATTACCGAACAACCACAATGGGAAGATGATGTCTATCTCATTGAAAAACAAGACAAGGTATTAGGTGGCGAACTTGGCGTAATTAACATACAAGCTAAACAACTCGCCAACCGAACAAAATATTTAAAAGGCAAAGCGGACGATATAGACAGAGACCGCACAGGCTACGCCCCAAAAGCAAGCCCAGCGTTCACCGGTATCCCAACCGCCCCAACAGCTAATTCAGACACGAACAGCACACAAATCGCCACAACCGCATTTGTGAAAACCGCAATCGCTGCATTGGTAGGATCAGCCCCTGCAGCATTGGACACGTTGGAAGAATTGGCACGAGCATTAGCAGGCGATGCAAACTTAAAAGCGACTTTGCTCGCTGAAATCGGGAAAAAAGCCAACGCCACTGATTTTAATGCCTTACATGATTTGTTTATTGGTATCCCTATTCCTTATCCGCTCTCTACAGTCCCTGCAGGTTGCTTGGCCATGAACGGACAGCGGTTTGATACTCGTCGTTATCCAAAATTGGCACAGAAATATCCGTCAGGGCAACTACCAGACATGCGCGGTGAATTTATTCGTGGTTGGGATAATGGGCGAGGGGTAGATACGGTGCGGGCGTTGTTGTCGGGACAAAGTGATGCAATCCGAAATATTACGGGCGCGCATGGTATTTCTCAGTATACGGATAATGATTATTTACGGGGGGCATTCAACTCCAACACTACTGGCGAATATGGCGGTAATGCAACTAGACGTAATATAGAATGGAATGAAAGAGTATCATTAAGTGAGTTACATAATGAGATTGTATCATTTGACGCCTCAAGAGTGGTTCCAACAGCCAACGAAAATCGCCCCCGCAACATCGCCTATCACTACATCTGCCTAGCCGAATAAGGAGTACAACATGACCGTAACATTTAACCAAGAAGGCTTTGCCGAAAATAGTGGTGAAATCACCGTTTACTGCACAGACAACAACGGCATTTACAGCCACAGATCCACCGAATATGTGAGTGAAGGTGGAAGCCTTTCCGCAGGCAGTTATTTAGATGCGCCGCCACAACCGAAACAAGGCTTTGTCATTGTGCGAGCAGATAACAGTTGGCAATATCAATCCGACCATCGGGGCATATATTACAGCAAAGAAACAGGCGAAAAAGTAGAACATACCGCATTGGGTGAATTGCCAGAAAAATTAACCGCACTTGCACCGCTTGCCGAGCCTTGCAAGTGGAATGGAACAGGATGGGTAAAAGATGAAGCTAAAATTGTCGATCTGTTTATGCAACGCAAAGAAGCCTTACTAGCCACGCTTGCCAATAAAGCCGATACGCTTAAATCTAGCTTGCTGGTTGGCTATCCGCAAACAGAGATTGAAAGCTTCTATCGCCAAGAGAAAGAAGCCTTAGCATGGAAAGCTGATAATAAAGCTGACACCCCAATGCTTAAACAAATCGCAAGAGTACGTGGCGTTCCCTTTGATGTGTTGGTTGAGAAAGTTATCGAGAAAGCATCGCAGTTTGCAGTTGCTATCGGTTTGATTATTGGGCAAAGACAGGCGTTTGAAGATCGCTTACTTGCTACGAAAACATTAGAAGAACTCACCGCACTTGAAAAGGAAATTGAAGAATGGAAATTCCAAGCAAATTAAGGCTTTACGCTTATCATAATCTGATTGCTATCGACCAACTATTCAATGCCTTAACAGGTGGCGCAGCAGACGAAACATTATCAAGTCGCACCTATCGCGGAGCAATATTAGCCGAACAACCAAAAAAACGTTGGCGAGTACTCTATCGTTTTATTAATTGGCTGTTTAGAGATAAAAACCATTGCAAAACCGCATACGAAAGCGAAATAAGCGGGAAACAGCGCGATTATCGGTTCAATCAAGGGGATGCAAAATGAGTGAAATAATTTTTGATTGGATCCGTGGGGATGATGAATTCGAAACACTCATTTTCAATAATGATGACGACACCCCAATGGACTTTACAGGGAGTCAATTTGATTTGCATATCGTGCCGGAACGAAGTCAATCAGAAACCATTAAGCTATCAACATCAAATGGCTTAACCGTTAAAGAAAACGAAATCACACTGCACGTGTCGCACGATCAAACAGAAAATGCAGATTGGTCGGTGGCAAGTTGGGATTTGCAACAAACTGACAAGAACGGATTAATTAGCACCCTTTGCGGTGGCAAAGTGCGGTTAAAACGGGATGTTACAAGGGGGTGAAATGTGTATAAAGACTAAGGCGAAAGCCAAACACAAAGTGACACTCAAGCCTAAACAACAACACAAAATCACCGTTCAAAAAGGATATGCCAATATAGGCGGTGATCTTGATACAAGCAAATTACCAAACATCAACGAATTAATTATTCACTACAACATCGGAGCGCTTTAATGGCAAGACAAGAATTTAATCAAACCATCACAGAATTTGCTGAATTTGTGGGGATGAAAGATAAAGAGATTATCAAGCTAATCGGGGCAATGCAAAGCCTAACCACAACTCAGAAAGATACGATTGTTGGTGCAATCAATGAGATGAATCAGCGAATCAACAGTCTATCAAGTAATGCGGCCGGCATTAATGATAGCGCAACAAATGAAACAGCAACATTGTCGGCCAAGAAAATTCTTGAGCTTTTAAACCAAGCGAAAGCCGATGTCAAAAATGAGCTTTTAGGCGGTCAAGTTGAAGCAAGCATTGACACCATCAAAGAGCTTGGCGATATGTTGAAGAACATTCAAACAGGTGAAGATGGCTTAAATAAATTGGTTCAAAAAATAACTCAAACAAATCAATCTTTGTCACTTCTTGTTGGTAAATTTACAGTGTTGGACGGAATTAACCTTAAAGAAGCCTACAATCGAGGTTATAACCAATAATGGCGTTTGATACAGCAATTACAGAGTTAGCAGAATATATAGGAAGTGAAGTTAGAAGAGTTGAGAATAAAATTCCGACTGGCATTTCTGCACAACCTACAAATTCTAATATCATCACTGGAGACGGAAGACCCGATAAACCTGACACAACAAGGTTTCTTAATGGGTCTAACGTTTATGAAAATAAGATTAAAGGTAATGAGCCAAACGGAACTTTTTATAACTCAACAAACGGTGCAGGCGTTGGAGCATACCTATGGCAAAAGCAAAATGGACAGTGGACTGTTATATCGGGTGATACAGGTATTAGACGACTATCTAACATTTCTGTAAATATTAAAGAAGGGGCTATTCATTTAAGACGAGTGAATAACAGAGTTGAGTGTTCTTTCTATGCGGGGCGTTGGGACACTATTTCTTTTTACGGGAGCAGTAATCCTAAATTCACGAGGAAAAATCACGCCAAGCGAATGGATATTTTACCCCCTCCGAGAATACCAGTTGGCTTCCGTACACGCACGCCTATTATGCTTCCGTTTTATAGCGATGACGGCGATGAAATTGCTACTGTATATGTTGCTAGTATAGGCGATAGAGCTTATATTGAATTAAGATTTAGGGATAAAGTACCTACGCAGGATTTGGACTATATGCGTATGCCTGTTATCAGCTGGATAACAGACGACCCATTCCCTGAAGTTCTGCCTTAATTTAAATAAAGTGCGGTCAATCTTGACCGCATTTTGTTACCCCGTTTTTCACACTTCCAACCGCTCGCACTGCTCTATTCTCTCGATCACAATAAAGACATTATTTAACCAATAGAAACCATAGGGCTAAAATATGTCTGATGAATATCTCCATGGGGTCAAGGTAACGGAAATTGCCGAAGCCTTGCGAACACTCACCACATCATCCACTGCCGTGATCGGTTTAGTGGCAACGGCAGCAGATGCAGATGCAACTGTTTTCCCACTCAATAAACCCACTCTTTTAACAGGTATTACCGCCGAAGTTCAAGCAAAAGCGGGTAAACAAGGCACATTATCCCGTGCGTTAGATGGCATTGCGGACATCGTGAATTGTAAAGTGGTCGTCATTCGAGTGGAAGAAAGCGACGATGAAAGCACCATGAAAGCAAACGTCATCGGCACAGTGGACAGCGACGGCAATTGCACTGGCTTAAAAGCGTTCTTGGTATCTGCTGCCGTTTGTGGCGTGAAACCGCGTATTTTCTGCGTGCCGAAGTATGACAGCCAAGATGTCACCACCGAGCTTTTAAGCGTGGCGAAAAAACTGAATGGATTTGTGTATGCATCGTGCGGTTCAGCCAAAACCAAAGAAGAAGCGGTGACTTATCGCCGTAATTTCTCACAGCGTGAATTAATGCTGATTTTCGGTGACTTCTTATCGTTCAACCCGAACACCAAAGCAACCGAAGTGGATTATGCAGTCGTCCGTGCAGCAGCAATGCGTGCGTATCAAGATAAAGAATACGGCTGGCACACTTGCATTTCTAACAAAGGTTTAACTGGCGTCACTGGCGTGACTAAACCACTTTCATTTGACATTAACGACAGTGCGACCGATGTCAACTACTTGAATGAACAAGGCATCACTTGTTGTGTGAATCACAATGGCTTCAAGCTATGGGGATTACGCACCTGTTCAGCAGACAAGTTATTCATCTACGAAAACTACACCCGCACCGCACAAGTGTTGAAAGACACCATCGCACAATCATTTGATTGGGCCGTGGATAAAAACATCAGTGTGATGTTGGTGAAAGAAATCGTGGAAGCGATCAATGCGAAATGGCGTGAGTATGTGGCGAAAGGTTACTTAATCGGCGGTAAAGCATTTATCAATTCATCATTGAACACTGCCGCAACCTTGAAAGATGCAAAATTACTTGTGTCTTATGATTACTGCCCTGTTCCGCCATTAGAACAATTAGGCTTTAACCAATACATCAGCGATGAATACCTTGTGGAATTCGCCGCAGAGATTGCCAAAGTAGGAGCATAACAAATGGCTTTACCACGTAAATTAAAACTCATGAACTTCTTGGCAGACGGTAATTCTTACCGTGGCCAAGTTACCGAAATCACCCAACCTAAATTAGCAATGAAACTGGAAGAATACCGTGCAGGCGGCATGATTGGTCCAGTGAAAGTGAATTTAGGCGTGGAAGGCTTGGAAGCGCAATTCAAAATGGGCGGTTACATGACCGAACTCATTAAAGAATTTGGCGGAAAAATTGACGGTTCAGCATTACGTTTTGCGGGTGCATATCAACAAGACGACACAGAAGAAGTCACCGCCATTGAATTGATTATGCGTGGTCGTTTCAGCGAAATTGATAACGGCACAAGCAAATCAGGCGATGACACCGAACAAAGCTACACCGTGCCATTAACCTATTACAAAATCATCGAAAACGGCAAAGATTTGGTCGAGATTGATTTACTCAACTCAATCTTTATTGTCGGCGGCACTGACCGCTTGGCTGAACACCGTTCAGCGATTGGCATCTAATCACCACTTAGCCCCGCAAGGGGCTTTTATTAAATCACTCCCCCACGCTTAAGCGTGGCATTTTTAAAGGTATAAAAAATGAAAAACGAAAACAGCAAAGTGATCACATTAACTAATCCACTTGTGCGTGGCGAAAACAAAATCACCGAAATCACCGTCAACAAACCCACCGTGCCGGCATTAAAAGGCTTGAAAATGTTTGACGTGTTGCAAATGGACGTGGACGCATTGCAAGTGTTGCTCACTCGCGTGACAAATCCTGTGTTGCACAAATCAGACTTTTCCACAATGGAAGTGGCAGACTTCACCGAGCTTGCGGCGGTGGCTGTCGGTTTTTTAGGGAAGAATTCGGAAGCGGAAGCGACCGAATAATGATTGCCGCCACGGTAGAAGATGCCATGGCGGACATTGCACTCATTTTCCATTGGCAACCACAAGCATTTGAGCAAATGACATTTGCCGAATTAATGACATGGCGAGAAAAAGCAAGGGAACGAAATGAAACAGAAAATGATTGATTATGTATTAAATATGCCACGGCATATTGTGTGGCGTGGAATCTTTATTCTTTCCATCGTCTTTTGGTTGCTTGTGATTTTCGGCATTGCATTTCTCTTTCGCTAATTCACCAAGTGCGGTCAGAAATCACGGGATTTTTTGACCGCACTTTTCTTTAGGAATAATTATGGCCACGATTTTAATCTTCTTTTTCTATTTCTTGTCAATTATCACCGCAACAGTTTGCGCCACGTTTTTGATGTATCACAACGTTAATGGTTGGGGTTGGATTATCGCCATCGCCATTGCATTGACATTTATCCAACTACACGTAAAGGAACTCTAGCATGTTTCAAAACTTTGCCTTGGCCGCACTTGGGATGTTTGTTTTTACACGGCAAACTGTGCCTTTCCAAAGCTTAGACCGCACATCAACGTGGCGACATCCAACTAATGCGATTGTGGGCGCAATGCCGAAATCACAATTCACCGGAAAGGAAAGCGAAACCGTGACAATAGGCGGGCGACTTATCCCCGAAATCACGGGCGGCAGATTTTCCATTAAAGCGTTGGAATTAATGGCAGACAGTGGCGGCGCATTTCCGCTGATTGATGGTGCAACTTTTGAGATTATCGGCTTTTTTGTGATTGAAAATATCCAAGAAACCCGCACAGAATTCTTTGGCGATGGCGCACCCCGTGCCATTGACTTCACCATGAACCTTAAACGCACTGACGATCCGATGTTGATTGCCATTGCAGACAGTTTAATGAGTAATCTTTAATGTTAGGCTTAGATTTTAACGACAATCACCGCACCCCCGCTTTTAAAGTGGTGATCACCACAAAAGACAACAAACAGCAAGACATCACGCAAGTGGTATCAAGCCGTCTGATCAATTTGTCTTTAACCGACAATCGCGGATTAGAAGCGGACACGCTCGACTTAGAATTATCCGACCATGACGGCAAATTGGCTTTGCCGCCACGCAATGCCACTATCAGCCTTGCACTTGGTTGGAAAGGTGCGCCGCTGATTGATAAGGGGAAATATTCTGTCGATGAAGTGCAGTTTTCGGGCGGGGCATCATCTGCCGATAAGCTCACCATTCGGGCAAGAGCGGCAGATTTAAAAGGCACGTTCACCGAACAGAAAGAGCGGTCATTTCATCAAAAAAAATTGGGCGAAATCGTCAACGAAATTGCACAAGGAAACAAACTCAAAAGCCAAGTGGCAAAAGAGCTTGCCAACCGATTAATAGACCACATCGACCAAACCAACGAAAGCGACATCAATTTGCTGACCCGCCTTGCGGAAGAACACGGGGCAATGTGTACGGTGAAAAATGGGACGTTGCTATTTATGCCATTAGGCAAAGGAAAAACAGCCACAGGGAAAGATATTCCACTGCGGAAAATCACCCGCAAGAATGGTGACAACTACAATTTTTCTATTGCCGAAAGTGAAAACTACAAAGCCGTGCGGGCGTATTGGCACGATACAGACAGCGGCAAGCGTGGCGAAGTGACAGTTGATGAAAACACCAAGATTGTGAAAAAACAGCGTATGACGAAAGGCAGAACGCTGAAAAACGGCACAGTGAAAGGACGCCGATTAAGCAAACGCAAATACAACGAAATTGAGCAACAAGAACCCATTACAAGTGACAGTTCTCAAATAAAATCACTGCGACACACCTACGCAAGCGAAAAAACCGCCATTACTGCCGCCAAATCCGCCTTTGATAAGCTAAAACGTGGCGTGGCAACATTTAGCCTTAGTCTCGCCTTTGGTGAACCTGATCTAATGCCAGAAACGCCGATTGAGCTTTCAGGCTTTAAAGCAGAAATTGACGCAACAAACTGGCTAATCACAAGAGTGACGCACAATCTTTCAGATAGCGGCTTTACCAGTCAGATTGAATGTGAATTGAAAGTGGAAGATGAAGAAGTGGACGTGAAAAAGGTGAAAAAATAAAGCGGTCGATTGACCGCTTTATTATTTTTAGCTAACTAACCAAGTAAATATGCCTCCCATGGCGCCAAGCAAGAAGATAAATAATCCTATAATGGTTCCTACTATCCATTTTGTTTGGCTTCCAATTTTTTCCACAAAAACCACTTTCATTTCTTGCAAATCGGTTTTTGTCGCATTATTCGATTTTAACACTTCAAGATCTGTATTGACTTTAGAAAGCTGTTCTTCTAATTTTTCAACTCTTTTCTCTAGGTTAGACATTGGGGGTTCTCCTCCATCAAATCCAACAGGGGTAATACGTGGCGTTTCGTCAGGGACAACATAAAGATGATTTGGTTTAGACATTATTTTATTCCTTTTTATCTTGTTCTTCACGTTTTAATCTTTTGTATTCCATTTTCACAAATTCCGCATCAAATGTTCGTAAGAATCCGCAATTCTCACAACGGAAAAGAAACACACCGCTTGCACCTTGTCTAATCCCTTTCATTTCTCCTTTTGCATCAATGGTCGTATAAATAAACCCTAAACCAACATTGTCATTCTCATCAGGCGATTTTTGGATTTCACCATCTTTGATTACAGTGGCACGTTGTTCCATACCAAATGATTTATATTGATAAACGTCTTTCCGACAGCAGGGGCAATATGGTCCAATCTTCTTCATGTTTAAATATTCATTAAACATATCAGATGTAAATAAATAATCTTCATTATCTTGCATTTATAACTCCTACCAATTCGTTCACTGGCAAATACTATCACAAGGCATTTCACCAGTCTCAAGCATATAGAAAAAAGCATCTTCATAAATAACTTTTACACCATGCTTTTCTGCTTTCGCTAATTTAGATGGGCCGACTGTTTTTGACTTCTCACAGATAACCAAAAAATCCGTTTTACTGGAAACATCTGAAACAACTCGCAAATTGTGATCGATTGCGAGTTGTATCATCTCTTCTTTTGCTGCAGATTTAAACCCACTAAAACAAAACGTAACAGAAAGGCAAGGTGGATTTTTCTTTAATTCCCGCTTTTGAGAATTGATTAAGCTATCGTAAAGGTGAAACTTATCATCGGGGACATTCAAAGCATATTGTTTCGCATCTTCAATATTGTCAAATTCTTGAATTATTCTGTCATGACGAAGTGTCAATACTCTGCCATAAGCGTGACAATAGCCAATTAAGTAAACATCATTCTCGGCAATATTGGTGATGTGATATGCATTAACTTCCTTGTGAGCATTCATGTAAACAACAAACTTTTCTGTTGCCATTTTTATTCCTACCACTTCCGCCACTTCATCGGCATGCTGAAAACAACACGTCCGTGGATAAATACATCGTCATCTTGCGTGAATGTCCATTCTTTGTATGTTGGATTGTCGGAAATGACGAGCATTTCTTTTCCCACTTTTTGCAAGCGTTTGATGAATGTTTGGCCGTCAAAGGTGAAAACATAAAGACCGTCGGCGGCAAAGTAATTTTCGGAAATATCCACGTAAAGCAAATCACCGCTTTCAAGGGTTGGTGCCATGCTATCCCCTTTCACTGTGATCAACTTCAAATGTTTTGCATCAGCACGTCCGAATTGTTGACGGAAGAACGTTAAATCAAATTCTTGTGAAAGCAAGCCTTGTTCGGTTGGGCTTAAATAAGCACCGTTTCCGGCACTCGCTTCCACGTCCAAAATATCAATCCGCACTGTGTTTGGGTTTTGCGGTTCGCTCACTTCTACAATGCGATAAGACGGATCAGGGTCGCCTTCACCTGTTTTTAACCAATGCGGGTCCACATTAAGTGCGGTCGCAATTTCTAAAATATTTTTAGGGTTTAATGTTTCGCCATTTGCAATCTTTGCGATTGCTGGTTGAGAAACTCCAATCATCTTTGCAAAAGCATTCATTGAAAGATGTTTTTCGTAAAGTAAAGTTTTAAAGCGTGTAGATAAATCAGGCATTTTTTCTCCTTTAGTGTGATAGTTTAAAACCTAAGTTATAAAATATCATCAAAAAAGTTATTGCAATATTAAAACTTTCAGATTAATATATTTCAAACTTTAGTTTTATAGGTAATTTTATGAAAGGAATTAAACAAGCAGTTGCACTTTGCAACGGGCAATCTTCCCTTGCTAGAGCTTGCGGAGTGAGCCAAACAGCGGTGCTTAAGTGGCTTTGCGGTGGAAAAATGGATGTGAAATATATTCCCGCCATTATCAAAGCAACAGAAGGCAAAGTAAGAGCTGAAGATTTACGCCCTGATGTTGATTGGGCAGTGATTCGGAATAGTTAAATAAAAAGGTGGTGTGTATGTGTGAAGTAAAACAATGGCTTGTCGATTATGTATTAATTGAACAAGCCATTCATGAACTAAACAAAAAAAATATAGCGTTAATGTCGCGCTTTTCCTCTGTTGAAACAAAGGCTAAATGGTTTCAGAAAGCTCTTGTTTCAGGGAAACAAGTAAATGTCGATTCTGCTCAACAAATTGAGCAAGTTTTGGCGAGTGTAATTGATTGTCGCCAAGATGTTGATCATAGATTGAAAGCATTACATCAACAAAAGGAACGTATTGCCCGACAGCTTCAGGCGTATTGTTCACATTCATTATCAAGTTTAATAGAGATGAATACGTTAACGTTAAAAGTTCAGTTTGCGCTTGAACAGTCTGAAGCAATACTTGATTAGTTTCAATTAATTCTTTGATTTGTTCATCTTTCATAATTTTTCCTTAATGGTTGATGGGCAGTTCAGTATAACAAAAGGTGGTGAAAGTGAAAGTTAATGTTAAATGCCCGAAATGCGGTTCAGAAAATATCTATGTGCGAACCTCAGAAAGATTATCAAAGCTAACTACTCAAACATTTGGCTATTGCAGTGGCTGTCGTGAGTGTCGTTTTAAAGTGATTAGTGAAATTGTCGAAGTTGAAACAGCAAGCTTTGAAACCAATCAGCAAGCCATGTTAGGCAGTAAGCCATTAGACGAGACGGACACTCGACAAGTCGAAATTCCAACCGATTAATTTTTAATTTTCAACATTAATTTAAAGCCAGTCGTTTGAAGAAATTCATGCGACAGGATTTTTGCAACCAAAATTTAGGGAGAACAAGGAAATGGCACGTAAAAACTATGTGTACGACAACGGCAAAACACACAAAGAACGTGTGAATGTGTATCAGTTGGAAAAACGTGTGAAAGCGTTGGAAGTGCAGAACCAAGCGATTAAACGTCATCTTCAACATCAAATCAGCTTAAACCAACAACAAGTGCTATTGAATGAAACACTTTCCGACCGTGTGGCACTGCTTGAAAAAGCAAGTTGGAGTAAGAAAGGGATGTTTGGCCGTTGGTTAAGTTGGGTTCAAGGCAAATAAGCAAGGGGGCGTGTGATGTACGTTTCAGGCAACGAAAGTGCGGCGGAAAAATTCTGCAAAGAAAATCAAATTGCGGTTGAGCCTGTGCGAAGTTGGGGCGATTGCCGCCATGTGATCGGGAAAAGTCGCTATCGCGTGGAATACGCTTTCAACAATCTTACAAAATACGACAGAGGAAACCTGTTGGAGGGGGCAGAACTCGACATCAGTGATTTAGTTAGCAGCACATTTTCAGGCGAGAAACTACACCACTTCACCGTAAACGGACGACGCAAAATTGGCAGGGCATTTCGTTTCAAAGTACGGGAGCTTTCAAAAAAATTTCCGGAAGGCATTACCGAACGCGAATTCACATTGATTGATAAAGCATTGAATTAGGGGGAAGTATGGCAACCGTGATTTTAAGCCGTGGCGCATTGAGCATTGTGGCAAAGGAATATTACCAAAAACTCGATAAGGCACAGGAAAAATTATTCGCTTACATCTATCACTTAGATAAAGGCGATGAAGAACAAGCAAAACAAGCATTTAACGAATTTATTGAAAACGGTGATTTAGCGACAAAAGCCCGCCAAATCTTTTTACAAAAATACAGCGATTGGGAGCAATGGCAAGCCAATCCACGGAGAAAAAACAGCATGAGAACAAAATTCATCGCCTTTAAAACGGCAATCGAAACTGCATCAGAAGCAGAACGCGAAAAACAATATTTAAAAGCCGCACAGTTTTGGCGGAAAGCCTATCAGTTGGCACCAAGTACACTGGATGAAGATTGGTGCTTTGCACGTGCAGATTATTGTTTTAAAGCCGCCATTGAGACAGGCGCAATCAAGGTAAGAAAAAGCAGACAGTTAGATTTCAATGATTTTTTGGAGAAAGGCAATGAGTGATTTATTCATTGGATTAGCGGTGGTGATGTTGGGCTGTTTTATGGCCGCCGCATTATTAGATGCCGCCTTGTGTTGGTTGGCAAGTTGGATAAGCAAGCACTTTTAAGGAGAAAACAAAATGAGTACTGACATTTACATCAATTTAGATTGCGGCGCGGAATTGCAAATCACCAAGATTGGCGACCGCTTTCAAGTGTTAGAGATTGTCGCAGATAGTGACGGTTGGCGAAAACAAAAAGCCAGAGTGATTGGGCGATTACATAACACCATCATTGGCGCAGTGAATGAAGTCCGCAACTTTGCCTTAGCACAATATGAAGTGCTTTCACTCACTGAAATGGAAAGTGCGATCAACTCAACCAATCAAGCCATTAAAGATTACTTTGATCAGCACAATGAATATTTAGCAAACTTACAAAGAGCATAGAAATAAAATGATGAACTGGGAGCAACAACGAGACAATAACATCGCTAAACGTGATTCAGCGATGGAAGAAGCTCGTTTGGCAAGAATGGAAAGTGCGGCTAAAACTCACCGCACTTTAGACTTGCCGCAAGCAACTGCCGCACAAATTGAGCTGTTTGCGGTTGCTCCTAATCATTTTGATTATGTTGAAAAACTGCTTTCAGATTTACCACGCAAACGCCAACGTGAACACTTCCGTAATGTGTGGTTGCGTGCTTATCGCAGTGTGAAAGATGATGGGTCAATAAGCTTTAGCTTAGGCAATAAACAAGCCCGCATTGCCAACACAACCTTGCGTGATGTTTTAACCAATCGTTTGGAAGCCGTTTTTCAGCAATATTGCATTTCCGTTTCGTGGTTGCTTGAACGCAAACACTATTCAGCCAACTTGGCCATGCAAAAGCCTGTGGATAGTCAAGGCTTGCATTTTTATCTATTAGGCGAACGCCAATTAAAAGAAATCGCCTACAAACTCGCCTTGCACTTCAACGGATTGCAAAGCGATTTCGTGGAAGATTGCGCCAATCAAAAAGCCGTTGGGCTATTAAGTGCGGTCGATTTTTCACGTTTAAGCAGTGAACTGCATCGCCTTTGTGCTGATGTTTGCAAAAACATTGGCTTTCCACTTAAAAGCCAACACCGCCTTGAAGAAGGGAAACGTCTTTCTGTGCAACAACAAGAAGGCGAATTGTTGCGTGTAGTCTGCGAAAAATACTGGTTTCGCACATTACGCAGCACGCAAAAACGCCTTATCGAGCATTTGGCGATTGGTTGCGGCGAAGTATCGGCAAAAGTCAGCCCTTACATTTCAACAGGCGCATTGAGCGATTACCGCAATCAACAAAAAGCCAACTTGGAATATTTAAAACAGATGATTATTGAAAACATTGACGATCCATCCGAACAGGTTGAATTGATGGCGATGTGGCAAAAATCTTCAGGTAATCCTGCCATCCGTTTTAACGAGATGATGAACCGCTTGCGTGGCGTGGACGAATGGGCAACAGAAAAAGGCTATGTGTCATTATTCTTAACCATGACCGCCCCTTCATCTTTCCATGCAACCCATAACAACGGCACAAATAACAAGAAATGGAAAGGTGCAGACCCACGCACAACCCACGCTTATTTAAGCAAGAATTGGGCGCAGTTGCGTGCCTTGTTTGCTAAACGTGGCATTGGCTTTTTTGGCATGCGTGTTGTTGAACCGCACCATGACGCCACTCCACACTGGCATTTGCTTGTGTATGTAAGAGCAGTAACAAAAGAAGAAGTGATCCGTTTATTTAAATCAAAAGCTTTAGAGTTAGACGGCGATGAATTCGGGGCGAAAAAACACCGATGCAGAGTAGATGAAATTGACCCTGCCAAAGGTTCTGCCGTTTCTTATATTGCGAAATACATTGCCAAAAACATTTATGCGGGCAATCAAAAAGACGAAACATCGGACGAAGTGGAAGGATTGAAACTTGACGAAAACGTGCAACGTGTGCGTGCGTGGGCGAGCCTTTGGGGAATTCGTCAATTCCAGTTTTACGGCAATCAGCCAATTTCTGTATGGCGTGAATTACGCAAATTAGAGAAATGGCAGTTAGATGATGTGGATGATAAGACCATTGCAGACGCGCAAGCGGTTTGTGATGTGTCTTGTTTTGCAAGCTATTTAGAGTTGCAAGGGGGCGCAATGGCTAAACGTGAAGATCAGCCGTTATGCGTGGAATATGAAGAAAGTGAGCCGAACCAATACGGCGAAACAAGAAAGAAAATTGTGGGGGTGAAAAACCGTTTCAGTTTAGCAAGCGTAAGAACCAAACTTAAAAATTGGGTTATCAAAAAAGGCACAGTGGCAGATGTTGCAGCTGATGCCAATGCGGAGACCACCGAAACAAACAAGGAGCGTAGCGACGCTTGGACTTGTGTCAGTAACTGTAACCGTTCAGAAATTGAACAAAAGGTAAAAAATGCACTTTTACCGGTCGGATTTATGATTAATAGCTCGCAAATTGATCTGTTAATCAAACATAAGCGGTTACGGATTAATGACTTTCAGTGGATTTGTTATGAAAACGACAACGTTTTCATTAAAGAAGAAAAAATACCACTCTTTTCTGTGAAAAAATTTAGTCAGAAAGTGACTGGATTTTGGGAAAGATTGGGGAAAATGTAGGTGGATTATGGGATTATCAGAACAACAGTTGGCCTGTGTGAAGGCAGATGAATTGGCTTACCAGTTTTTAGAGTATTTGAAATATTATCATCCATTACCATTCCCTGAAAACGAATGGAATGACCCTAAGAATAAGGTTACTTTTGGAATTCGTTTGGCATTAGGTCAATATTATCAAAAGGGAGCATGTGCGGCGGGAATTAAGTTTTCTGATTTTGTTCAATGTTTAAGTAGCGATTGTTGTAATGGTTGGTTTCAAGCTGCAAGAGAAGCGGGATATTTGCCAAAATACAGAAGAACACTAGCTAAAAAATATAAAATACCAAGAAGATATACAGCACCACAAGACGCTGACTGGCTATATTATGAATAATAGAAAATTAAAAACAAATGAGGCATAAAATGACAACATTAACACAACTTATTAAAAATATCGAAAATTGGGCAGAAGCTCGCAATTTGATTGCTGGTTCTACACCGAAAAAACAATTCATTAAATTAATGGAAGAATTCGGGGAGCTATGCAGTGGCGTATCTAAAAATAAAATTGATGTGGTGAAAGATAGCATCGGGGATTGCTTTGTGGTGATGGTGATTTTGGCCGCACAACGCAAGAAAGATGAAATGCGTTCATCTGCTGAAATTACTGATCAATGCAGATATTTTAACGTTGATATTGAAAGCCGCTTAATTGAAGCATTGTCAAGCTTGAATCGTTTAAGTTATGAGTTAAGTAGTCCAGAAAATATTAGTGCTTTATTTGGTTTGTTCTTTATTGAGATAGTCGAAGTTGCACGTTATTTTGATTTAGATATACACGATTGTGTGCAAGCGGCATGGGATGAAATCAAAGACCGCAAAGGCCGTATGATTGACGGCGTGTTTGTGAAAGAAGGTGATTTATAATGGAACGCTATTTTTCAATAAAAGAGATCGTGCAGACGGGGATTTGTTCAGAAGCAACGGTGAAGCGTTGGATTTCTAGCGGCAAGTTAAAGTCTTATAAATTCGGTCGCTCCCGTAAGATTGCGGAAAGCGACTTGAACGAATACATTAAGACTTGTCGGCAATAATTTCTTTGAATAAACCATTCGCACATTTTTCAACATAGTTGGCCCATTCTTGAAACGTCTTTAATCGGTAAGGCAAATATTCCGCCCGATTATAGGCGTTTCGTATTTCATCAGAATTCAAATGGCTTAGGCAAATTTCGATGACTTCTTTATCTAATCCAAGTTCTAGGCGATTATCATTGCAATAGCTGCTGAATAGCGACCGTATGCCGTGATTTGTCATGGTGCCTTTGTATTTGCCGCCGTCCATTGTTTTTATGACTTCATTCGGCGTTTGGCTATTGATATGCTTTTCATTTCTCGACTTTGACAAAGTGGACGGGAATAAATATTCCTTATTTGCGTGCTGTTTGATGTATGAAAGCAATGTTTCTGCCTGTTTGCTTAATGGCACAAGGTGCAATCGCTCCCCTTTCCCGCCTTTTGAAATTTCCACTTGCCACACTTTGCCATTGGGCGAATGTTCGTGTTCGATGATGTCCGAATATTTTGCCCTGACGGTTTCGCTCGCCCTTGTGGCGTTAAGCAATCCCCATAAAATCGCAAGGCGAACAGTTTGGGATATGTTGGCCCGTGCAAGGCTGATCATAAATTCCGGTAAGGCTTTGTAATGGATTGACGGGTGATGTTTGTTTTTGTTCACTGCAGGCAGATCATCGCCAAGATATTTCCATTTGTTATTTTCCCAATATTCAAAACGTTCTGCATATTCGGCGATTGACTTCAAAACCAAATAACGCTTTTTCAATTCAGCCGTTGCGCCTGATTGGCGATAAGGTTCAAGCACGGATAAGCCGTGTTTTAGTGTCAATTCTTTGAAAGGTACGTCACCAATTAAATCAATGGCGGAATTGACACGTCTTTCGGTATCAATTTTCGTTTTATCTGTGTAATTGCCTTGTTCTTTACCGATTTTCGCACGATACAAAAGCCATTCATTCGCAACATGGGCAAATGTGCTTTGTTGTTCTTTTAGTGCATCTATGGCTTGTTTACGCTCAAATTCATGCGGGTCAATCTTATTGGCTAATAGTTGGCGGAATTCAAGTGCTTTTTGACGAGCATCTTTAAGCGAGACTGCAGGGAAAGAGCCGATGGTTTTTTCAGTGCGCTTTAATGTGTAGGGGCGTTTGTAATTAAATACCCACGTTTTCACCCCGTTGGGCTTGACGACAAGTTTCAGCCCTTCCCCATCGAATAAATAATAGATCTTTTCTGCCGCTTTGGCGTTGTTTACCTGTGCAATGGTTAGCTGCTTGATGATTTTTGCCATGGTAGGAATTTCATAAAATGGTAGTAAGATTTTGCGCATTGTAAGTTCTTACTTCCATTTTTACTACTAAAAAATGCGATCGTTTGTGAAATTAACTGATCTTTTAGGCAGTATTAAGACACTAAATAAAAACGGTCAAATCATTGAAATTTCAATAAATTTGACCGTTTATGATCTTTTTAGATCTTGTTTTGTGGTGGAGCTGGCGGGAGTTGAACCCGCGTCCGAAATTACTCTACCTTCAGCACTACACGTTTAGTCTCGTCTTTAATTTCACTTAAGCATGCGGACAGACACGCTAAACTTAAGCTAGTTTGATTCAATTTA